CTTAGACACCTTAGGCTTAGCAGCCGCTTTGGTTTGAGCAGCCTCGTAGAATTTAGCTTCGATCCGACCTAGCGCGAGGGTCGCTTTTTGAGCACCGCTATTTACGATCTTAGTAGCTTCTTCGGGATTGTTCGAGAGATAGTACAGAACGTCAGTACCATGATCCATAGACATAAGGACAGTGGACAGATAGCCCGCGTATCCTTGGTCCAAAGACCCAAACCCATCCAACAGCGTGGTGGCCTTCTCCTGGAAGTCGGGGTAGGAAGCTTTTGCGGCTTCAACCCTTCCATTCCATTCGGAGGTCAGTGCTTGTCGGGCCTCGGTCTCACGAGCTTGCAGAGCCACTTTCTGGGCTTCAGCCTCAGACTGGGTACGCTCTTGAGCGAAGGTGAACTTGGTTAGGTCTCGAATGTACTTAGGATCAAACTCACCGAGCTCATACTTTAGGGTGCCGTCTTCGTTGACTTCATCCGGGCTCGGTTCATTGTTAGTTTTCGGTTGAACCTTAGGCGCTTCCTTCTCTGCAAGACGTGCCTCAAGTTTAGCCAGCTTGTCTTCGAATTCACGCTTCTGTTCTTCACGTTGTCGTACTACTTCATTGATCCGATCTTGAACGGTTTGCTTCTTCGGCGGAGCTTCTTTGAGTTCAGCTTCTAGATCTTCGTCAGGGTCGGGTTCGTCGGTTTGAGTCTTGGCTTCCACTTTGCCAGCGACTTCACCTTCTTGTTCCACTTTCTCAGGTTTGGCGTCCTTCGGGGCTTCCTTCTTCTCGCCAAAGAAGTCAGAGGCAAAAGTGTCAAGATTGTCAGTGTCGTCCACTTGGAACTCAGTAGAGGTTTCGGTCTCACTCATTTAGGTTTATGCGGTCCTTTAACCGGTCTGCTAGCCGTTAGTTATTGCGTCGAGGATCGGCTAGCGGGCTTTGCAGATTGGGCGCTAACCTTCGACGAGAGTGTTTTCAAAGCAAGTTCTTGACTCGCCTTGGCTTGTTCTTGTTGTGCTTGATGCTGAACAACGTCCATCTTCATATCGTGATGGTCTTTATGCATGGAGTGGGCCAGCTGAGCACGTTGAATGTCGTGTTCGTCTAGCTTCTGTGCACCGTCAAGTAGCATCTTCAAAGCTTCCAAGTCATCGGGGCCTTCAGTGCCCTTATCTTGGTTGAGCGCCGAGATCCGTTTGGTCTCAGCATCGTACGCTTGAATTTCAAGCTTCTTAAAGTCGATGGTCTTATCGGCCTTGAGGGCTTGGTTCTCTTGTTGGAGCTGGGTGATGATGGCGTGAGCCTCAGCAGCAGCTTGTTGGGCTTGAATAGCCGGAACAGGAGGAGGTGCGCCGTCCTTCTCATCGAGCAGTTGGGGTGGAATGGTCTTCTTAAGGCGCTCGGAAAGTTCCTCAGCCCCAGGCCAGTCTTGCGCCTTTACGACTAGGTCGCCAGCGATAGACATCAATTGGGGCCACACTTGGATCGCGTCCATCATGGCTTGCGCAGCCTCGACTCGACGAGTAGTGTAAGAAGTACCGGTACTTAGGGCGACATCAAACATTCCAGACGCAAGATCAATTGAACGTGGGTCCATGGGGTCGTTGATGCGTTGGAACTTGATCGCCTCGTTAGCCCCGATCAGACGAACAACACGAGTGCCGTCGTAGATTTGGGGAATAAGTTGGTTGATCACGTCCCCCGCTTCCAGAAGAGCAGCGTCAGCGTTGTCATAGTAGGTCTGACTAGCGACGTCGCCTTCATGTTGGCGGTTCATGATGGCCTTACCGGACGTTTCATTGCCCTGTTGGCCGAGGGACGCGTTTTGGATACCGCTGACGTCCTTCATGTCTTGAGTGTTCATGCCAACTTCTTGGAAGATGGCCTGTTGGGGTGCAGGAGGTTCGATCCGTTGGATGTTCTGCCCGATTATCGCTTCATCATTCACGATGAGCAAGGGGTCCCGGGTCAGGTGAGCCTTACGGAAAGCCTCCTGCCTGCCTTCAACGGCAGATTGGGTCGCTAGCCACTGTGCCTTGGGGGCGTAGCCTAGCTGTTCAGCGGCAATAGACCGCCAGAAGTTCTTGAGACGAGCCGGATCCTTCATGAAGCGAACCAGACCGTAACGAACACGCCTACCACTGATATTCACGATACGACCGGACATCCGGATAACGGGAAGGCGGTTCAGACGGTACTCGTACGGACCAGCGAGGATGGCTGTACCTGTGCAGTAGTGCATTTGAGCGTATCGGCACCAGACGACACGAGTCTTGACGGGTGCCCCGTATTTAGACACCAAATCATTCATGTTATTGTCGGTGATCTCGAACATCTGGCCACCTTGGAAGAGGGCCATTGTCTTTTGACGTTCGATCATGCGCCAGTATTCGGTAACTCGATAGGACTCTTGATCGGCCCAGCCCGCGAGGGTCATTCGGTCAACTTTGTCGTCGTCCATTAGGTCGGAACCACCAGCAGCACTGGGCCACTTACGTTCCATTTCGTCCTTGGGGATACGATCATCGACGAATACCCGGTTGGCGTCACGTCCTGTCGGATCAACGGAGAAACGGTCCCAAACGGTGCTCATCACGTCCTCAACGGGGCGAATGAACACGTCTTGGTCAAACACGTCGTCCCTGGCGTACTCCACAGCGACCCGGAAAGCCCCGTCACCGCACTGGATCATGGACTCGAAGGCTTGGTCGTAGGAGCGGTCCGCGCGGGACTGCATTTCGATGTTGCGTACTAGGTCTTCTCGGACAGATGCGACGTCTGTGTCTTCATCGTTGGACGGGATGACTTTGATTGCTTTACGGGACTCCCGCCAATCCCCAACCAATTGGGCTGTGAACTGGGGAATAGTATTGATAACGAGACAGGGTAGTCCTTTTCGTTGAGCGAGAACAACAGGGTCCCACTGCTCTCCGGCAGCAAATCGAAGGTCATCAATTGCTTCGTAACGGTTAATCCTATCGAAGTCAACGTCATGTTGGTATTGTTCCCTCATGTCCCGGATGAACTCTTCGGCACTGTCGAAACCCTCGGGAACATAGTCTTTCTTGACTGGTTCAGCTTCGATGAGTTCCGGACGGCGAAGGTTTTGCTCAGCCTTGCTCACCTTCTTGATCTGTTCGTCCACTAAATTGCTTTCCATTCATGCCAAAGAGAAGATCTCTTGCTACAATTGCAATTACTGCACATGAGCTGGATATTCTCCTTATGATTAGTGCCACCACGACTAATTGGCACGAAGTGGTCTATCGTTGGTTTATTCATAATTTCGAAACACCCAGGACATAGGTTGCCTTGTTCATTGAGTATCTGTTCAATGTCAATAGTTGTGAAAGACCCTGGAATACCTTTTAGGATTGTTTTACGAGATCGATTAGCTGCACTAACTTTAAGTGGATTACTTATCTTCCATTTTCTATTACTAGTAAGAATTCGATCTCGAGATCTTTGATAACGTTCTGGTGTGTACTTACTAGCAATTTTACAGCAAATCACACAAGCTTTAGTAGAGATATATCGTTCATTACCGTGATCGTGCTTACAAGGCAATCCTAAATAAGTAGTCAGGACATCCAGCCTGTTGGTACATTGTCACGTACAATCTCGTACGTCTCTTGTTCTTGTTGGGTCTTGTCGACCACGTTGGGGTCAGACACAACTATTCTGCGTCCAGCGATCTTGTCAAAAAGCTTGGTGAGACCCCAAACCAGGGCGTCGACTCTGTCGGGGGATCCATTGGATGCGGATCGTAGGTTGTCGATACTGAACATGCACATCTGGTCTTCGAGCTTGTCGAACGCACCAATGTGGTGGACGCGGCCCTGCTCGTAAAGAGCGCTAATTGGCTCAGCTCGGACAACTTTACCTTTTGTTGCATGTACTAGCTCCACTGGGACGGATCGATCAACCGCCTTGAGAGTTCCAAGGACCATGTCACCGCCTTGGTTCTTTTCCGCGATGATTTTGTCCGCGTCCCAGGAGCGATAGAGGTTGATGGCTTTCCGGGCCCAATCTTCTGGAGAGCCTCGAACAGTCCCGTCTTCGAGGACGTAACCTCGCGCATAGCCATCTTTGTCCCTTTTCATTCCAACGACTACGATCCCGTGTTCGTCGGATCCTTCTGTGTTAGACACCGCAGGGTCAACAGCGACGTAGACGCGTTCAAGGTTAGTAGGGACTTCAAACTGACGACCTGCGTCAATAGTGTCCCTGTTCCAGAGCGCTCCAGGAATGTCTTCCAGGATCTCGCCAGCCAGTTCTTGACGGCCAAGTCTGGTACCTCCGTAGCGCTCATAGAGTTGTTTGATTGTGTTCGACGCCAGATTGGACTTGTTGTCCATTGTGGCACCCATGGTGACGATTGTGTCCGGATCAGCCCTGAGGCGTTTGATCAACGGAATGGGTCGGGGTGTGGTTGTGACCAACACTTGTGGGTGGATCCCGAGACGTAGACCGAACTGCAACTGATCCCAGGTTTCTTGATTGTAGCGGAACTTCGCTAGCTCATCGACCCAGGCTGCATGGTGCTGTGGGCCTCGCAACTGATCGGGTTCAGTAGCGTTGTAGACCCAAGCAGACACACCGTTCGGCCACGTTAGGCGTCTATTTGTTGGTGACCACTCGGGGCGGAACTCCTTCGGGTGGCACGCCAGGATACCGGAGTCCCCCAAGACCATAACGTCCCGAGCATCCGCTGCGGTCTCTGCAACGAGGGCAATACGCTTCCATCCGGAGGGAGGTGCACTCATCGGAGTGGAGCCACACACGTTCTCTCTGATCCATTCAGATCCCATTCTTGTTTTACCGAAACCACGACCCGCCATGACGAGCCACGTGTTCCAGTCGCCTTGTGGTGCTTTTTGGTTCTCTCTAGCCCAGAAAGACCAAAGGTAATTAAGTTCCGCTTTCTCCGCTTCCGTCAGGGAAGCTAACAACGTTTGACGTTCCGCTTCGCTTAGCGAGGCCAGATATTCTGCTGGAGAAGGCGTCTGCATTTTCTTTTGTTACCTGTTCAGTGCGGATGGCTTCACCGTCCGGGCCAGAGATTTCCTGGCGTTCTTTGAAGATACCGATAGTCTTACCGGCTAGTTCGATTGCCCGGAGGCGGTCCCCTGTCTTCTCTTCAGCGTCGTCGATGATTTGGGTCAACTTGTTAACGATGTAGTCGGCTTTGATTTCCATCTTGATAGACCTAATCTCTGTTCGTCTTTTGATCTCAGCGATGATGAGGGGGTGCGCCAGAAGCCGTCGGGCAAGTCGACTGGGGTTGTCGGTCTTGTACGCGGACAGTTCGGCAGCTTTGGTTCCATTTTGATGAACCATGTAGAGATCGACAAAGCCGACCATCTTAGCTGTTAGCTCTTTACCCTTGTTGTTCGTACCGACCGAGGGGGGTCGATAGACCGAATTGAAAGGCATTAAGCAAAGCTCCCTAAGGTCACTGCAGTGCACGTAACGGTGCCCTGGTTAATAGAGGAAGACACAAGCCTCTCAGTCACAGCTGATGCGGCAGCTTGGCACTCTTTCATAGATGTGAAAGGCTGATCAACAAACTGAACACCATTACTGGTAAGAAAGACACAAATCAAAACAAACACATTCATAGATGTTAACTCCAATCTCAATTCACCATTATACCATATATAAAGACACAAAGCAACCACAATCGGTAGTTTGGTGTCTTTCAAAGGGCTCAGCCCCTATGTTACTTTAAAGAGTTCTTTAAAGAGATACATCTATTATTGATTTCTTTTATATGATACATATTATAATGAACATTTAACAATGTATCTTTTATAATTGTAATACATCAAACAACCTTATAGAGATATTATAACATTTCCCCCGCCCCATGTCAAGTAAAAAGAGACATTCCGATGTAAATAATCCCATGTACACTACCCCCACCCAGGAAACTGCTATTATTTTTATGTAACAATTGAGGCGACCATACAATCACGCTACACGAAACCGATTTCATGCACCCCCCGGGCACCCCCCCCTCGCGTTCATACTCTGGTCGTGAGGGGGATCACGCTTTCGTGATAAACATTTCAACCATGCAACATCACTGCAATACTCATGCAACACTACCAGGTCATACATATCAGTCCAACCCGGCATAGGGGTTCGGCGGGTGAGGCCAGGGTTCATCCCCAGCGCTCTTGCTCTGTCATTTCGCAAGCGAGCGAGGTGCACCTAGATTGAGGCCACATTCCCCGAATAGTGGGTCTAAGTGAAGTCTCTGCGGCAATCCTCGCTTAGCCCTTGAACAAAGGATTGAAAGTGTCGAAGTCGCGTCTCAACTCCCGCCAAAAGCGGGCTCGGGAGGCGCATAGACAAGCGCTTTCCAAGGCTATTGCAGCTAATCCAAGCACGGTCGCGCCTTCGGGTTCGCTCCGTTCCAGCACAACGGGTTCAAAGGCCCGCATCCTTGACGAAACGTACTACGGTTTCACGTCTGGCCTTCGCCAAGCGGCAATCAAACCCAAGCCTGTTACAATCCAAGGTTCAAAACTTGGAGCGCATGAGGGCGTCGCGGGGAAGATTGTCGACGGCAAGGTTAAGACACCAATGACCTTGCGCTCGAAGCGCTTGGGCATTTCCAACGGTATCAACGTCACGAATGAGGAAGTGTGAAGTGACATAAAAAGGGGGATTGTGTCTAACGATATGATCCCCTATATCTATGTATGACATGCCACCTATCTCTGTGGCGACATATGCAATCGACGGTCAACAGGGTAAGGCCCCTGGCCAGTACCAGTCAACCTAGGGTCTTTTCCCTTAGGTAAACCGCAAGGCGGAAACACGTGATTAGGCTTCGGTCTAAGTACGTCTAGTACGAATTGACACCCGAAGGGGTGGAAGGTTTACGTCTAAGGCCTAGGTGATCCAAGCACATTCGGAGGAGTGTGCCCACTGCGACCAATGTCGCGCAGTGTGAGTTAAAGGGTATTCAAGGCAAGCGCCGTAAAATAAAAGTCCGCAAGGATTTGAATGCTTGCCTAGGTTGTTCACGCAATTACCTGATCCGGCCGATAGCAAGGCACAACGGATTGGCTAGTTGACCAGTGACGCAACTGAAAGCAACACGTTAGTGTTGCCTCAACGGGACGCCCCTTTTAGGTGTCCCACAATGAGCACACGGCAACAATTCCAAACGATACTACGTGACTATGACCACGGGCGCATTACACAAGCGTTCGCGGTGTATAGCCTTACTTGCCTTCTCCTTAACAAGGTTGAGGGCCACTTGCTTCCGTCTGATATCGCCTATCTTATGGGCGATGAATACGTTGGCGGGCGGTTACATTGACTAGCGCCCGATCCGCAAGGAGGGGCGCATCTTGAAACCGCAACAATATCTCGTCTGTTTCAGCGACGCCAAGGGCGCAAAGGTCCACCTCTACGGGCCATTTGTGTCTGAGCGCATCGCGATTGAGTTTATGGATGACTTACCCGAACCCCTAAATGGGCGTAAGGGCGTCAAACCCCTAAGCCAATTCACCCATGATGAAACTCCCCTAGCGAGGGATGAAATACTCGCTAATCGTCAATAGCTTGGCGTCCCGTTTGGGCAACACTAACGTTGCAAATGACCATGCTAATTGCATGGCTGGAACCTAACAGGAACCTAATACTATGACCAATCAATCGAACAAGGTCACTCTTCTTTCATCGGAATCGATCAAACAAGGTCAGGACACAATCAAGAAGAACCTTATCAATCTGGACACTCTGATCCATGACAACGCGGTCCAATGTTTGCTACATTGCAGCTTGCACAATGACCCGTCCCTCATGGTCCGTCTTCTGGTCGACGTTATCGACGAGAAGTCCGGCTATCGTCGCCAGGGTCTCATTTCGTGGATGCGTAAGCACTCCCCGATGGAGCTCAAGGGCAAGACAATCAATCTCTCCGGTCTGATTACGTCGGAAGCGCAACAAAAGGCGCTCATCGCCGCGTTCCCGGACACAGACCCGAAGCTGTTCGTCGTCGGCGAGCGTCGCCCGTTCCTCGTGGAAGAGGCTAACAAGGCCCCCTTCACGACTGATCCGGGTAACAAGGAAATGGTCAAGCCGCTGTTCCAAGGCGTGCTTCTGTCTCCTATCAACTCGGCGGCAAGCAAATTCAATGCGGCCATCGAGAACACCGCTAACGGCCAGCCCGTTGACGTGTCCAAGCCCTTCTTCGCCGGTAAGCACGGGGACAAAATCCTCGACTTCTTTGCCGAAGTGAAGAAGCTCCAAGACGCCCTGCCCGCCGACGTAACTCAAGAGTTGCATCAGGCGAAGCTCCAAGCGGTTGAAGCCAACAAGTTGGTGGAAGCTCTGGAAAAGTCAGACGTGGACAAGGCGGACAAGAAAGTCCTCCACGTTATGGAGCCTGAAGCCGCCGTCGCCTAACCCTACTAGCGTGTTGCACCCTGCAAGGTTGTCCCCACAACGCCCCACTTGCAGGGTGCAACATTAGCTTGCCTTTAGGCGATCACGTACACAATCCATCGCCCGTTTCCGGGACTGGAAGGGATGATAAACCCTGTTGTACGTGATCTCCTGAGTGCAAGCCCTGACCCCAGCCAACTGTTTGGGTCTTGCACCGACCCTCGTCCTGTTTTTACCGCAGATCACTCCCGCCCCCCGAGTTTGATCCGGCTGTGTTGGACGAGGGCCACCAATCTAGATGAGGTGTTTAATGTCCGAAGATGAGGCAATGCGCTACACCTTTCGTTCTGTCGGCAATGACCTGTCCCTTGAGGGCAATCAAATGACCGCTAACGCTCTTCTAAACCTCGCCAGAACCCTTGACAGCATTACGCTGGCCAGACTGGCTCAAACCTTCAAGGAGATCACCGATGAAGCTCCGTAATTGGATTGGGTGTCTTATCCTCGGACACATGTGGAACTACAGTGGTAGGCGTCCCGGTAAGCTGAGATGCACTCATTGTAGAGCGCTGAGGGCGGTGCCATGAGTAAGGCTGCACTAGTTTGGACTGAGGTTGACAGTTCTAACGTTCACAAGGTTGCGTATCACGACAAGACACAAACACTCTGTGTCGAGTTCATTCACGGCGGCTTGTACGTTTACAAGCACGTTGACCATGAGGTTTACGTTGATTTCGTCCACGCTGAGAGCGTTGGGAAGTATCTCAACACGACTATTAAGCCTTATCACGAATACGAGAAGTTCAGCAACGAAGCTGCACTGCTCACCGAGATCGATCACTAATTGGTGATTGATGAATGGGACACTATCTCGACGATGATCCCGGCCCCTTGTGGCTTGTAATCGTTGAGGGGGTACTACTTGACATCTTTTGGTGTCTTTACCTGCTCCGGTCACATTCGTGACTGTTAGAGCCAGGGGCGGAACTAAACTCCAGACTACCTTAGTAAAGCTTATTCTTGGACTCGACTTTTAGCCTTTACCTGCAACCAGTGGCCGTTCGGATCATTGGGCTCATCACAATCTCATCGAATGGAAGTTTTCCAAATGTCCAAGAAAGTCACTGAAACGAACCCCCTCGCCAACGAAGGCATTCTCGCCTCCGGTGAAGACGCCAAGACGCTGTTCGTTCAGGTCACCACCCGCAACGACGCCGGTAAGGTGATCGGCACTCGGATCGTCGACATGTACCACTTCGGCACCCGCAACTGGCTGCACAATCACCACTGGTGGGCGATGCACAACGGGAACAACGTGGAAACCGAAGTGGCCCACGAGGACGACGTCGCCGCCTATCTGGCCGACGCTAAGCTCAAGCTCGCCGACAAGTTCAACTCGAAGGCGGCCTAACACTCTTCACGGCCCCTGTATAGGGAGGATAGTGTAACAACTATCTGGCCCCAGGCACGACCGCGAGGCATCCAAGGTAGCGCCTTGGCGTAAACGTCAACGAGAGGCGTGACAGGCGGGGAGAGACCCGTACAATCATTCATAATGGAGGGGCAAATGTCCATAGAAATCATCAAGTTAACTCGTGCTCAGGTCGTGGCTCTTAATCCGTGTAGTACTCAGAAGATACCGAACTTTGGGTCTTTGTCAGCCATGACAGCTCGTCAGGCTTTGGACGCCGGTACATCAATCCCCGACCTACTTTGGGTTGCAGGTAAGCTCGGTCGTAAGGATTTGTGCGTTACATTTGCACTTCGTTGTGCTCAGCGTGTGGCTCACCTCAATACGGACCCGCGTGTGCAAAAGGCGCTTGACGCGGCGCAGCACTGGCTAGACGTTCGAACACCTGAGGCCGCCCACGCCGCCGCCCACGCCGCCAACGCCTACGCCGCCGCCCACGCCGCCAACGCCGCCGCCTACGCCGCCAACGCCGCCGCCCACGCCGCCAACGCCGCCGCCCACGCCGCCAACGCCTACGCCGCCGCCTACGCCTACGCCGCCGCCTACGCCGCCAACGCCGCCGCCCACGCCGCCAACGCCGCCAAGAGCAGGGCGGAAGAACTGGCAGAACAACGGCGGATCTTTCTGGAGATTTTCGAAGGAGATCCGGGGTCATCTAAGGACTAAACTATCTGTTGACAAATAAAAAAGGGAGGAATTTCAACATGTTACACCACTCATCGAACTATTTTGACGTACCTTCGCAGTACCGTAAAAGACGGCCCAACTACGAGTCAATGGCAATGGTGGCCATCCTTGTGGTCTTCTGGCTTCTTCTCGGAGGCATTGCTGGCTACTTCGCCACCAAGTACGTCAAGCAACACCCATCTCGCGTTCAGGTCGTTAGCTCGGCCTGTCCGCGACTGCCCGTTCCCCATCAACCAAAAGGACTCGTATTCACTTGAACTCGCTATCAAAACAGCAAGATCAAGTAGGCATCCGTTGGCCCAACTAGTGCCTCACGCATTCATTCGCAAGCTCGACTCCGCTGTGTGTCGGACTTGTTCCAACATTCAGAACCATCCTTTTCATTATGGCCACACACCAGAGGAGGATGACGACGACGATGGCCCTTCCGCAATCTCTCAAGCATTGGACATCATTGTTGATGTCGGCATCATTGCCAATCTCTTCTCAACCGATGACGGATCAGACTCCTCCATGGGAAGTGACGCCTTCGACGGGGACGGGGGAGATTTCGGAGGTGGGGGTGCCTCTTCCGATTGGTAACGACCTTCTCAAAGACCAAATCCTCCATGCCCATCGTAAGGCGGCGAAGATATGGCAAGACGACAGGCTCATTAACTTTCTTGCTAAGTATAAGAATGAGCTATACGACGCTCTCATGGATTTCGTTGCTGATCCTAACTATCTAACGTTAGAGTTCCTCAGCATCACGATGTCTATGAACTTGCGTTGTGTGCAAGGGCAGTTGACACCTGTTCGGTTCCAGTCTCTTATGGAACACATCGACAACATCGACGACATGCGGGCTGCTCATCTTGCCTAGGCAGGCCCAGCACGCTAGGAACGCTGAAGTTACTGTAGGTTTTAGTGAGTATAAAGACCTAGACGACTGGGGTTCATATAGATATGAGCACTGCCGTAAGACCGCAGGGCACGCAAAGACTCGTGGTATCGAGTTCAGGCTTGATCCAGATACCTTAGTTTACCCTGACGTATGTCCTATTTTAAATATACCTATATCACGCAAACTTGAACATAATAATTTACCTTCGTTAGATAGGGTGAATAATTCTGTAGGTTACGTGAATGGAAATGTTAGAGTCATCTCGACCCGAGCCAACACCCTCAAAGGTGAGATGACTATCGAGGACGTTGAACGTCTTTTGGCTTATATGAAGGCATAGGGTTGACAAATATCATTTTGATGTTATAATATTCTCAATGGTCCCCTAAATATACCAATAGAAGGCACACCCTTCTTGAGTTGATAAGTGATACATTGTTATCATGGTTCCTCAACAAAGACCACACCCACCTAACTGGGTCACTGGCAAATCCCAAGAGAACACAACATGAAGAAGTTCGGTGAGAACAACAAGGCGTATCCGGCTGAGATGCGCACCCAAAACTGGCCCCTGTGCTGCGGTGCAAAGATCATCAGCGGCTTCAAGGACGTCGGTGCGGCGGACCCGGAAGAGCTGGTCAAGCAGATCGTTGAAATCTGCGACGAGTACGTCCCCGATCACCAAATCTACAACGGCGAGACGATCAACCCCAAGCTCTGCTTCCTGACTCTCAACCAGGGCCAGATGCAAAGCGCCAAGATCACGGACGCCATCAAGGAGGCTGGTTTTGTCTTGTTCGCCAAGGGCACTGGCCGCAACAAGGAACAGGGCTTCTGGTTCCGCGACTCCACCAACTCGTTCCGACCCGCTGGCACCTGGGCCGAAGCCCCTGCTGTTCTCAAAGAAGCAGTCTCGGCGTAAAGTCGTCCTGCATAAGGAAGACATCATTGCACGAGATCGCTGAAGCGGTCGTTGCTTCGTACAGCGAACTAACCACATCACAGTGTGCGAGCTTTGGTGTGTACTCCGAAGACGGGAAGCACACCATGGTTCGTGAATGTGATGTGTGTCACGCTGAGATGAAGCATTGGCCGGAGAACACGTACGACCACCTGATTACAGCTTATCCGACCCAGATGCATGAAAATGTCCACCTCGATGTGTGGTTGAAGTTCTTTGATTTCATGCAAAACGTACTGTACCGGAAATGGAAAGACCAAATCCACCTAGAAAGTGCCCCCGATACGGAAGGTACTGATTATTGGATCCATGTGTCTGACCTATCTACTATCCCAGCCAATGTGCTGTTCAACTTGTGCATCTGTTCCCGCTCTCTCATTGAAGAACCAGAGGCGATCCTTGACTGGGTAAAGTTGTGTGACGCTGGACTGAACCCGTCTATTGCTTTCAGTCTTTGTCGTTCATATGACGGTAAGATCTCAAATACGCTAGACACCAAAGTGCTCGGATTGGGTCTTGGTAATCATCATTGGCCTTTTGACAACACAGTTGGCCTAGTTCCTTTGGTGTCTGGCGAAACTGCCAATCACTCACTTTCGTACAAAGAGTACCCGACTGGTTGCGTCCCATGTAATATTATCTGGGGTGAAACTGAAGACCTCAAACCCGTAGTGGGTCAAACTATCTCCGACTTTTGGATCAAATGGAAAGCAGAACATGAAGACATTCTACTCGCATCTTGATGAAGTCGCGTACAAGGGTGGCACAGCCTACCTCTTTCGCGAGGACTACGGGATGCAGCAGGTCGAAACACCCGCTGAAGCTGACGTAATCATCTTTAATGGTGGTGCTGACATCGGTACCTCCATCTACGGCGAAGAGCCAGTGAACCGTGGCATTCCCTCAGAGCGTTCCTCCAGGGATCGCAACGAGATTGCCATCTTTGAGCGTTGGCACAACGACCCGACCAAGATCCTTCTCGGTATTTGTCGCGGTGGTCAGCTTCTCAACGTCCTGAACGGCGGCAAGCTGTACCAAGACGTCAATGGCCACGGGATGGACCACGACATGTTGGACCTTCG